CATTTGCGTTAGTTCGAATCATACCGCAAATGGATAAAGGCGTTTTCGGGCCTCCTTGCGTAATTAGTGTTGAATATATTAGCTCTTCAACTACTGCGCAAATCCTCTCTGGCGTGCCAAGCGTATTCCTTGCACCAGGCATTAAGATTCCAATGCCAAAATCAATCAATGGGACGGTATTGCCAGCAAATCCTCGTGATCCATACAACACTGGAAATAATCCCGTGCAACAAAGCTCGTTTTTCGGTCCTGGTTCATACACAACCTTTTCCTATCAAGGCTATGTTTTAAATTCTATACAAGCCGAAGAAAGAGGCATATTTGCGGTAGTTGTTGCCGAATATGCAGAATACTCAGAAACTTCGGTGGTAGGCTAATATGGCCGCGCCACGCTTAAAAGAGATTTCGGCTGGGAAGCTCAACCTAGAGTTTTTTAACAAGATCATTAAAAGAATTGAGGGGATAAAGCCTTTGGCTGGCGAGTTTCTCAAAATTGCAGAAGAAACCGACGGAATTAGAATCTCTTTAGATAATGCGGAAGTTAAAGAGCTAAACGTATGTAAAGACGGTGCACCAGATACGATTAAGGTATTCGTCCAAAAAAGCTAAATTGACACAGGAAAAGCTTTATGGCGCAATCACTTGATCTTTATATTGACGTTTCAAAAGGGGAGCTACTTTCAGGCGGATCGGCCATTAACGGGGCGCTACCTACTTTAACCCGCAACGACTCGTACAACCTCCGCGTGCGTTTGCGTGAGCGCGATTCTGGTGGCTTTTTAAGAGATTTAAACACTAGCGGAGTAGCGATTAAACTAGGCATCGGTGGCATTGAGGACAGGCCAACAGACGGCCAGTTTAAACTTACCTTGGGCGCAGTTACATCCACCGCCATCTCATTTAACGCAACAACCACGCAAGTCTACAACGCAATCAGCGCAATCGCTGGCACTGGCGTAAACGTGGCCACGTTTGGATCGATCACCCAGGGCGTGTATTTGATCACGTCTGCCACGGCAAACACGGCTCTATCCTTTGGCGGCGATGCTTTCACGCTTTTCCCGACTAGCTCGGTTTTAGTTAACACCCGCAGGAACCCAGCCACAGGAATCCCAGCCCAGCAGGTAATTAAACTGGTACGCAACCCGGCAGTCTATGCGGATACTTTCACCGCATCGCCTACTGCCGGGATCGTATCGCTTACAAAGCTTCAGGATGGATCTGCGTCTCAGAACGAAATTTACAATCTAAGCGCAGGGGCAGATGCTGAGGGCGGATCGGTGGTATTAAACTTTGGCACAAACAGCACGACAGCGATCGCGCTCGGAGCCACGGCCGCCAGCTTTAGGGAGGCATTAAGTGCCGTTACGGGGATCGGTGCCGGTAATATCAGCGTCGATTCAGGGAATGGCAATTACACCATTTCATTCGTCAGAGATCTTGGCCTGCAAAATATAACTACCGCACTTACCCTGGATTCTAGTGGCGTGATCTTTGGCACATTTTTACAAAGCGCGGTTACCCTAAACACGGCTGGCATTGAAGAGCTTTTCGCTTCTGCTGGTACGGATGAAATTACCCCAAAGCTGGAAGTAGAATTAACGCAGTCGGGCACGCCTAAAACCATCTTACAGACGGACGTAACAGTACGAAGAGATCTGATTACCACAGGCAGCGCAGTGCCAGCAGCTCAAGCGTCCTATCTGACGGCCGCCGAAACGTATGCTGCCTTTGTAAGCAACTCTACCACAGGCGTTAATTCAAGCGCCCGCAGCCTAGCAGATTCCTCGGCTGTCACAGCCGTAGCGTTTGGGGCTAGGACGCTCAATAATAGCTCAGGCACGGCCGTCGTTAGCTATGGCGCCGGCCTATCCTTTTCAAATACGCCGCTTGGTTTTTATGGCGTTGCAGTCACGGCTCAGCCAGCAAACGTAAATGCGGTAAGCGGGCTAATTAACCTTGGCTTGCTTGCAAGTGGCGCAACTTATGGCGTGCTTCCACAATCGCCACGTACACTCACCACAACTGCTTCTATTTACTTTGGTGCGGTTAACGGGAACGACACAAACTCTGTCAGCGTTGTTGTTGCCGGATGCCAAGTGAACGATATTGTTTTAATTGGCTTACCGCCCAGCAATCCGAACGGTCTTTCATTCCATGGGCATGTAACGACAGCTAACGGTCTTGAGGTAGATTGCGTTAACGCGACTAACGGAAGTCAGACTCCTGCCACCGCCACCTACCGAATCACCGTCATCGGTTATTAACCTTGGGCTAATGCCCTAACGAAATCCTATGGCTTTTCTTTATCCTAAGCTGTTTCCAGAATTCTTTGATTGTGTCGAAGAAACAACAAGCAATCCAAGCGATATTAGGATTCTTGGAGGAGTTCAAATTTACCCAGCTGGAATGTCCCTTGAAAAAGCCATGTCTTTAATCTGGAAATCTAATAAATTTAATTTGTCCGGATCAGCAAACTATCCGAACCAATGCTGTGAAGGCAACATTCCAGCCTATTCAATATGGACTTTCTCTGGTCAAACCACATCGACAACCCCTTTGAAAATGTCCGATCTTGCCTGTAACTTCAGCGCAAATTATGAAGCAATTGCTTTAAGAGAGGATTATAATTGCGACGGAAATATAGAGGCATCTAGCTATGAAGAAGAACAATTCGGATTCGGTGCTTATGATAATAGCATCTATTTATATAATAAGTTGTACTATATTCCAATTTACTATTTTTTTGCGGCTGGTCGAAATTTTTCCGAAGAGACTAATCATACCTATTATAATGGTAGCGTTACAATCGACGGAGTTATTTTTCCATTATACGCTCAAGATCCATTCTGCCCACCAATTAGTGCAGATATTATTATAACAACAAGCTCCGAAAGAGACCCCTCTTGAGCTGTTCAGCGTGCCAAAAAGTTAAAGATATTGGCGAATCACTTGTTATTTGGGCAAAAGCTGGGATGCCCTTTGCAAATACAGATACAGTTAAAACTCGTTTGGATGTATGTAATTTGTGTGAATACCGCAAAAACAAAACATGTTCCAAATGCGGATGTTTTATTGAGGCCAAAACTCGTCTTGCCACCAGCAAATGCCCAGTCGGCAAGTGGTAGCCCTTTGACACACGCCATCCAGAAGTATGGCCGCTGGCGTATATAATTTAACTATCGAACAGGGCGTGGATCTTGCCCTTGAAGTCGCCGTTAAAGATGGCACGGGTGCGACGTATTCGCTAGCTGGCGCCTCCGCTGCCGCTCAGATCCGTGACACCTACAACGGCAACCTGCTGGCGGAATTCGCCGCCGTAACGGCCACTGGCACGACCGGCAGCCTTACCCTGGCGTTGAACGCCGCCACGGCCAGCGCCCTGCCCATCAGCGGCGGAAAGTGGGATCTCTTACTTACCACGTCGGCCGCCACAAAAGTCCGTCTCTTACAGGGCTCGGTAACCATAGCTGGCGAGGTGACCGAATAATGCCTATTACGGCCACAGTCTGCGGGCCTGCCAGCATTACGGTCGCCGTGGGAACGCCGATCGTTGCGGGCGTGGCAGGGGCAGGCGTGACTACCGGGACGGCCGTGGCGCTGGCGATCGCCTTGGGATGACAAGGAGCACAATCTAAATGAAGCAGATCTGGCCTAACTATTCCTACTCGCCCACCACTAACGTTCTCACGCTCACCGGGCTGAACATCGATCGCGACCAGCTCCTGCTTGTGACGGCGGCCGATCGCGGGCGGATCATGTACAACTTTGCGGACAGTTCGGTGACTGCTTCCGCCTTTACCTCTGGCTCAAATACTTCACTCACCCTGGTCGCGACAACGGCTGGGCTAACGACCACCGCCGCCCTCGTCATATATTACGACGATCAGGTGGCCAGCAATTCAGTTACCGGGACGGTCGAACTGGGGCCAACATCGCTTAACGCACTCGAGTCGATCACCGTTACTATGGGGCAGGTGACTGTCACTGGCGGCCTCACTGACACGCAACTGCGAGCAAGCGCGGTGACGATTGGGGGGACGGTTACGGTCGGGGGATTTTCTAGCGTTAGTATTGGATCAGGTGCTTTGCTTGCTGGCGGTTTAAGATCGGGAGGTGTAGAGCCGTTAGGTTTAGATGTTGCGACTGGATATTTATTAGTAAAGGTCGACTCTGCCCTCCCTGCTGGAACAAACCGCATTGGTGTTGTGACCATTGGTGCTGGAACTGTCACCCTAGGAGCAAGCACATCACAGATTGGAAGCGTAACAGCTTCTATTTCTAACAGCCTCACAATCTCTTCGCTCCCTGCGATTAGTGGCACGGTGACGGCGAATGTGTTTGGATATAACTATGAAGAATCGGCAGACATGCAAATCCCTGTTAAGTGGGATAATTCGGATCGAAAATACATTCCAATCGGCCCATCAGTAGACCCAATACCCCTCCCCATCTCTGGCACGGTGACGGCGAATGTAGAGTCTAACTCTTTACTAACTGCTTTAGATAACTATGCGGCTAACTTTGCAGAGCCGCTCCCTTGCAGGGTTTTTAATCTTGATGGGGCAGTATGGGCTAGTAATCCTTTAGCCATCTCTGGCACGGTCACCGCCAACTCATCTAACGGCTCTTTAACAACTCGATTTGGTTCTGTCACTACTGCGAACACAGCTTTTGCAACATCAGCAGTAACTAACACAAATCGTAAATATCTTTTAATTCAAAATATAACTACAGCCGCAAATGTAATCACGGTTGGAATTGGTTTCACTCCAACCACAACTCAAGGCATCCAGCTTTTTGCAGGAGCAGGGCTTACCTTTGAGGGTAGTTACATTCCTACTGGTGCGGTTAATTTATTGTCCAGCGTAACAGCTTCTTGCTACACAATCTTGGAGGCGTAAGTGGGCTTCTTTGCCACTAGCGGAATCCTTAATGAAAGAGGATTCTTTGCAGAGGGATTCGACCCAGACGCACTAGACTATATCAATCGAGTAGAGACAGCAGACGGGGAACGACTTGAGCCAAGAGTTAGAACTGCAATTAACCAATTTGTGCTAGGATGCAAGCAGGACGGCATTTGGACTTCACTTGTAACATCTTGCATTATGGCAGGGGCAAGAACCGTTGCTGGTGCAATTACTCCTTTGGTTGGGAATGCACCCACAAACAATAACTTTGTAGCTGGTGATTACAGCAGGACGCTTGGATTACTTGGCAATGGTACAAACAAATATCTTGCTACTGGCTACAACAATAACGACACAACAAATTTTCCGCAAAATGATTCTCATATGTCTTGCTTTGTATCGCAATCACAAACTAATGCAATTGGGGTTTTTGTTGGAACAACAATCTCAATTGGTGGTAGAATTTCTTTACATCATAGCACAGCTACACAAATAGCGGCTAGAAACAGAGCAAATGGAGCTTCCACATTTACAGTTTCCCCGATTGGGTTTCAAGGAAGTACACGCAATAATTCTGCAAATTGGTTTCGTAGATTTACAGTTTCTGCTGGAGTTCAGGATGTAACTGTAGTTGCAACTAGTGGCACACCAGCTAATGATTTATTGGGGGTATTTGCGGCTGGCAGCGGAACACAACTTTCAGCTTCTCGTATGTCTTTCTACTCAATAGGCAAAAGCCTTTCTATTCCAAATTTAGACAGCCGAGTAACCACCCTAATGAACACGCTTGCGAGCGTTATACCCTAATGCCAATTCTACTCATCGCTCTATTACTCTGCTCCTGCTCGCCCAAGCCAGTAGATCATAACAACGCTCTGCCACGCTACTCTGATCTACCAGACTATGGGGAGATGGGGGCGGCCTCTGATGCA